AAGGTGGACACTTAATTAGTGGTTCTCAAGTTGCAGATAATGCTGCTTTATTAAATGGACAAAATGGTGCATACTATTTAAATTATAGTAACTTTAATAATGTACCAAGTGGAATTGTAAGTAGTTCTGCTCAAGTTTCAACATTAACAACACACAAAGAAACAGTTAGTGGAGCATCTTCATATGCAATAGACCACAACTTAAATGAACAATATCCAATCGTTCAAGCATGGAATACTGCAAATTCAAAACAAGAAATACCTGCATCAATAACAACAAACTCTGTAAATAGAGTAACTGTGGTATTTTCAACAAACTTTGCAGGAATAGTAATCGTAAAAAAATAAAATATGTATGATGTTTATTATACAACTGGTGGAGGCCCTTGGGTAAACGCTGGTACTGATACATGGGTTAACTTGTGGTTAGAATTAATTGCACCAAAGTTAAAAGTTAAACCAATACTTCTGATTCATCGAAATAAACCAAAAAATTATGATGAAGTTGGATATGAGTTTCCAATAGAAACTTACTGGCATGGTGAAGATATAGAAAAGTTTGAAGAAATATGTAAAGGTGCAAGGAGAATAAATATACTACATGGGTATTATACTCCCATGAAACCAATATTACAAAATAAAACCAAAATTCACTCAAATATAATACATAATTCAGTTGACCATGTTATAAAATCACAATTAAGTACTGATGCTGGGTTTGGTTGGTATCCATATATGGATTCAAGTTGGGAAACTGAACTTAATGATATATCAACTCATTCAATTTGGGTAGGTTTGTTTGATATTTTAACTCCAAATAGAAATATTCCAAATTTTTATGAATTCAAACATAATTTAGAATTATCAGAATCAAATAACATAGGATTTGCTTCAAGATGTGAAGGTAGAAAGAATCCTCATTATTTAGATGGTTTAAAAGCCTTTTTATTTACTGATTCAACTAAATTTGTTGATGTTTGGAAAAATCAAGCTAAATTGGATACACGAAAGATGAGGATTTATCATTACAAACCAGGATTCTCTAATATGTTCTATAATATGGATTGGGGGATATCACATTCATCCTTTATATATGAACCATTTGGATATTCTATATTTGAGGCAGTAGATTATGGAAAACTTCCTATTTTACACTCTACTTGGTGTGAAGATTTTGAATATCCTTATAGAGCATCATCAAAAAAAGAATTTAACGATATTTATAAGAGGTTAATTGAAACACCCTATTCTGAAAAACAAAAATGGTTTCAATCATTAAAAGAATACATGATTAATACTTATACTAACAAGGATTTATGGATTAATCAACTACTTGATATTTATAATATATAGGGAAAAGTATATATGGCAATTTCAGCAGGAGAAACACTTAGTTTAAATAATTTAGCAGGAGCAACAGGTAACACTCAGAATGCTAATGTATCATTGGGTGATATTAAAGGTTCACCAAGTGCAGGTGATGATATTACTTTATCATCATTTGGTATAGATTCAGTTGACCAAATTACTGGTGGATTTACTTATCAAGTTGAAGGTACAACTGAAAACATTGAACTACAATTTACTGGTAAAGGTTCAAACTTTACATCACATATAGAAAATCAAAGTGGAAATTTTACTTGGGCAGTATCTCCATCATATAATGGTGGTTCATTCAAAGCTGGTTATATTTCAGTAACATTATATACCACAGAAAAAAGTAAAGCAAGATTACAAGTTCTAGGTATGACACCTCAAGGTATGAGTTCTCAAACAACTTTAACAGGTTCGATGGAACATACTATATCAGCAACTTTTGATGATGGATTTAATGACCATGCAAGTGGACATGGAGTTACAAGAACTTTAACAGTACATGCAGTTGATTCTTATGATGGAAATGCATCTGCACTTTGTTTATTACCAGATACCCCAATAACATTACAAGATGGAACAACTAAGTTAGCTGAAGATATAATTGAGGGAGATATTCTTAAAGGTTGGCATTTAAATGGTTTAGATACTGGTAGTGAAGATTCTTGGGAATCATGGACACAAGATACTTTAGGTGGTAATTATCAAGATGTAACTGTACAAGATGTAGTTTTCTCTTTTGCTCAAAAATTCTATACATTTAATGGTGAATTAACAACAACATGGGAACATCCACTATTTGTATCAGCATCTGAAGATGGAAAGTATAAATTTAAAGAAGCAGGAACAATAACAACCAACGATAAATTGATTAAATCAATAAGTGGTAGTTTAAGTGTAGTAAATATAGATAGTATTGATTTATCAACCGAAACACAAGAAATTATAAGTTTAAATGTAGAAAACGCAGATACTTACATTTCTAATGGATATATATCACATAATAAAGGAGGAGCATCTCATACAGATTTCGCTGGACCTGGTGACCCGACAAGTGTTGCTTATGTTGGTGGAGTATTAAGTTGGAACGCACCAACACCGAATGCAAATACTGGTGGTATTACTGCATATGATGTACAAATTGATAATAATAGTAACTTTAGTAGTCCTACTTTAAGTTTTACTGAGTTTAGTTCAACAAGTATATCATTAATAAGTCAATTAAGTTCAGGTACATATTATGCTAGAGTAAGAGCAATAGAATCTGGTTTAAAAAGTAACTATGTAACTATTGGTGGAAATAATACTTCCTTTACTATATAAAAAAATTACGTTTTTAGAAAAGTGATATATTTATATATACACTTGAATAAATTAAATTATATATCAAAATGGCAAAAGCAATAAAGTTTACAAACGAAGAAGTTCAAGAAATTGAAAAACTAAGAGCAGATGTTGCTCAAGTATTTACAAAACTTGGACAGTTAGATATCGAAAGAAAAAGAAGATTAAAAGAACTAGATGACATTCAATCAGATTTACATGATGCACATGCAAAACTTGTAGAAACTGAAAAGAAACTCTTCGAAGGATTAAATGAAAAGTATGGGGATGGTAATTATAATCCACAAACAAACGAATTTACTCCAGTAGAAAGTACAGAAGAAGTAAAAGAAGAAGTTTCAGAAGTAGAAAATTAATCTTTACAAAAAGTTATTTATACTTATATAAGAGTATTAATGATTATTTGAATTAGTAATATTATACAAAAAATTTTAATAGGAGTAAAATAAAATGGCAGAAAAGATTGTATCACCTGGTGTATTTACGAGAGAAAATGACCTTTCTTTCTTATCACAAGGGATTGGTGAAATAGGAGCAGCAATAATTGGACCTTTCCATAAAGGACCTGCTTTTGTACCAACCGTTGTTAATACACAATCAGAATTTGAAGAAATATTCGGAACACCCAATGGAGAATACTACACTGGGTACACCGTACAAAACTACCTCAGAGAGGCAGGAACAGTAACCATCGTAAGAGTAGGACATATTGGTGGTTATTCACAAGTTAAACCTTTAGGAATTGCAGTACAGGCAAGTGGAAGTGGAGCATCTAAGTTAATAGGTGTTTTACACAACACTCACCAAACTGTTGGTGGTGAAGGAGTTGGATTTGATATCGCAACTAATAACATAAGTGCACCATTCAGTTCATCAGCATTCCTTATTTCTGGCTCACAGTTAGGAACATCAGTATCAGCATCTGTACTACCAAGTGCAGGAAATGATATTTCAGATGTTTTCGGTGATGCTTCAAGAGGACCAAAAAAGGCATATGCTTACAAATACTTTGAAAAAGCAGGAACAGATATACAATCTGTATTAACTGCAGGAGGTAAAGTAGTACATAGACAACTTGCAACTCAAGATTTTTCACAAGATATTCAACATGCTTCAACTCCTTATATACAATCACAGTTGATTTCTGGTGAAAGACATAACTTATTTAGATTACACACTTTAGGTGATGGTTCAAACTATAATAAAGAATATAAAGTTTCTATCTTTAATGTAAGAGCAGCAGGTTCAGTAAACTCTACTGATTATGCATTGTTCTCTATCGCAATTAGAGGTTACTCTGATACAGATAAAAGAAAAGTAGTTTTAGAAACTTATAACAATATTAACTTAGACCCAGCTTCACCAAATTACATCAAAAAAGTAATCGGTGATAGAAATGTTACTATTGATGCAAATGGAAAACAAACTGAAAATGGTGATTATGTAAATCGTTCTAAATTCGTAAGAGTAGAATGTGTTGAAGAAGGTTCATTCCCAATCACTGCAGGTCCATTCGCACACGCAGAATACATTAACCCAATATATGATGGTACAGATGAAACAGTTATCCCAGCAGTTATATTCTCAACTGGTTCAGGTGATAACAACTCATCAAACTCTATAAACTTTAGTGGTATTGATTTAGAATCTGCAACAGTTAAAATTGATAACAACAATTACTTAGCTCCAATACCAGCAAGTGCTACTAAAGGAGCAAATACAGTATTTGCATTCGATGCAGCATTTACTGCAATCGTAGGTGGTTCAGTTTCAACTAAGAACTTTGGATATGAACTTACAGGTTCTGCAGCAGTAGATAAAAACAAAAGACAATTTACAGTAGGATTCCAAGGTGGATTCGATGGTATATCTCCAACTGTTAAATCAGCTAAATATGGTGATTCAGAATGGGGAGCAGGAAATGCACAAGGATTTAACTTATCTACTTCAACTGCAAGTGGTTCAATTGCTTATGTAAAAGGAATTAACTCTGTATCTAATCCAGATGATTTCGATATCAACTTGGTATCTGCACCTGGTGTTGTAAGAAGATTACATTCTTATGTATTTGATAAAATAACTGACATGGTAGAGGCTAGAGAAGATGCATTCTTCATCGGTGATGTAACTGATGGTGGAGATACAATCTCTCAGGCAGTTTCACAAGGTTCAGCAGTAGATTCTAACTACGTTGGTACTTACTACCCATGGGTTAAAACAATTGATAGAAACACTAATAAATTAACTGCTGTTCCACCATCAGTATTGATGCCTGGAATATATGCAGCGAACGATGCTATTGCAGCAGAGTGGTTTGCACCAGCTGGTTTAAATAGAGGTGGAATTGTAGGAGCAGTTTCTGTACTAAACAGATTAACACACGCTGAAAGAGATTCTTTATATGAAGGAAAGATTAATCCAATCGCAGCATTCCCAGGAGAGGGTATCGTTGCATTTGGACAGAAAACTCTACAAGATAGAGCATCTGCGTTAGATAGAATCAATGTAAGAAGATTAATGATTAAAGTTAAGAAGTATATCGCTTCAACTTCAAGATACTTAGTATTCGAACAAAATACAGCACAGACGAGAGGAAAATTCTTAAATACAGTTAATCCGTATTTAGAAGGAATACAACAAAGACAAGGTTTATATGCTTTTAGAGTAGTAATGGATGAATCAAACAATACACCAGATGTAATTGATAGAAACATCTTAGCAGGTCAAATATTTTTACAACCTACTAAAACTGCTGAATTTATCGTGTTAGATTTCAACATCTTACCGACTGGAGCATCATTTACCGCATAAGTTAATAAAAATAAAAGTAAACTATATTTATAGTAGAATATAATTAGGAGAAAATAAAATGGCAGAAGTATTAGAATTTAACGATATGTTTTACACCAACTTCGAACCGAAGATGAAGAATAGATTCATCATGGAAATCGATGGTGTACCTTCATATCTTATAAAAACAGCAAACAGACCTTCAATTCAGTTTGAACCTGTTACACTTGACCACATCAACGTTAAGAGAAAACTTAAAGGTAAAGGTGAATGGCAAGATGTAGAGATTACTCTATATGACCCAATCGTTCCAAGTGGTGCTCAGGCAGTAATGGAATGGGTAAGATTATCACACGAATCTTTAACAGGTAGAGATGGATATGCAGATTTCTATAAGAAAGATATCCAATGTTACCTATTAGGACCAGTTGGTGATAAAATTGAACAATGGACTCTTAAGGGTGCATTCATCAACAACGCTGTGTTTAATGATTTAGATTGGGCATCAAATGACCCTGTTGAAATTACTTTAACACTTTCTTATGATTACGCAGTTTTAGAATTTTAATACTACTCCAAAATTATTTATAACGAAAAAAGTTCTCTTAGTGAGAACTTTTTTTTATGCCTAATTTCTAATTTTTTAAGTATTATATATTTATATACAAACAAATAAAACAATGTTATGGCAAAATATGATTTTCCAACAGAGATAATTGATTTACCTTCTAAGGGTAAAGGTTATCCAGAAGAAAACCCGTTATCAAAGGGTAGTGTAGAAATTAAGTATATGACCGCTAGAGAAGAGGATATACTTGCTTCACAAAATTTGATAAGGAAGGGGGTGGTGCTTGATAAGTTGTTCGAATCTATCGTAGTTGATAAGGATGTGAATGTAGATGATTTTCTAATCGGTGATAAGAATGCAATTCTTTTAGCAACTCGTATTTTGGGTTATGGTAAGGATTATAACGTAGAAGTTACCGACCCTTCAACACTCGAACTACAAAAAGTAAACATAGACCTTTCAAAAGTTCAAACAAAAGAAATAGATGAAAGTATTATCAATACTGATAATAGATACAACTTTACACTTCCATCAGGTAAAAAGATAGTTTTCAGATTACTAACACATAAAGATGAGAAGGATATAACTGCAGAAGTTCAAGCACTACAAAGATTACAAAAAGGAGATTCAATATCTCAAGATATTTCAACAAGATTAAGATATATGATAGTTGAAGTAGAAGGTAATTCTGATAAAGGATATATCAATGGGTATGTTAAAAATAACTTACTTGCATTAGATTCAAGAGCACTTAGAACATATGTACAATCAATAAGTCCAGATTTGGATTTAACTTTTGAATTTACTTCAGAGTTAACGGGTGAGAAGGAGGCTCTCGATATACCATTTGGTGCCGGGTTTTTTTACCCTTCCGAATGATTACTCGCTTCAACTCCACAATCAACTTTGGGAGATGGTTAACTATGGTAATGGATTTACTTGGAACGAT